ATCAACACTCCAAGTGTTACGAAAGCCAAAAATAACGGGCCTACGAGTACGATTGTCAGAAATTGAGAGCCTGTAAGTGTAGTTTTAGTCTTTGCTTCAAGCTCTACAATTTTAGCTTTCGCACCTACAAGCTCAGTCTCTAACTCTCTCCTTGTTAAACCAACTTCTTCCTTTGTAGATTCTTGCTCCTCCACCATACCTTAACCCCCTACTCTTCCTCAGCCCCATTACCAGAATCTACCTGTAAAACATCTTTTGCTAACGCAATTATACCCGCTATACAGCCAACCGTGACCTCATTAAGACCGTGCCAAATTCCTAATATCGCCACTATTCCTAAAATACATAGTGCTAAGAAAATTTGAGGTCTTATTTTGCCCATAAATAAACTTAAATTTTTCATAACCCTACCCTATTCTTTCCTCTCCTTAACCCTACACGGATAACACATCTTTTCGCCCTTCTTCACGTGCAACTTTGCTCCGCACTTACACTGTGTCCAGTTACGTCTTGCCATATCTCTCCAATACAAAATGGGGTAGCCAAAACGACTACCCCATTTTTCTAATTCTAGTCAAAAATTCAGTAGTCGAGCTGACTCGTACCACCCCAAAACCCAATATTCAGTTGTAAAAACTAGTAACCTACTGCCATGAGCCTTATCTTGGCACCAGTTATATTGATGCCAGTAGCAACAATGCTAGGACCCACCGAAGACAGATCTGCTGGCCCCAGATGATGGGTAGATATTGACTCTTGGGTATAGTTATATACAGGGAAATATCCTGTATCAGCAGCAGTCACAGACTGTGCCGCTGTTTGAGTAGCCCCTCCCGTATTACTGAGGGTGAATCCACTCATCATGACTATGTCAAAGCCTGTAAGACCTAGCTCAGATGGAGCATAGGCATCTCCCGTCGCTGTGACGGTGCTCGTGCCAGTAGCTTCTATGTCTGCGGTAACAATTCTCTTGTTACCAAAAACACTTCGGTGAATTATTGTCGTTGTCCATGTAACAGCCATCTAAAAACTCCTTTTCCTGCCACTTCCACCTATACCAACCTCTCCAAGGTTTCCCTCGGATACTCATGACAAGAAAAACTGACTAAATTTTGTTGTTAAAACTCTAGAGTAGGTAGGGGACTTTGAGATCCCCTACCTACCCACTAATAAACCCCTAACTAAGCATTCAAATCCGTGATCTTGGAGTGTGTATCCATACGAAGTGCCCTCAACTCACCAATGGTGTAGAAGAGTCCACGAAGGACAAAGGCGTTCGCCTGGAAGAAGTCCCTGTTATCGATGTACTGCGTAGGAGCAGCAATAGCGAGTTCCAGATACCTCGTGTCAAGCACGTACACGTTAGAGCCAAGTTCGGCATCCGCAGCCGTGTAGGAAGTCTGGATGTCGGGATCCACGATGACTGGAATACCCCTATAGGTCGAAACCTGGAACCCAGCATGCGAACCGGGAAGGGTACTCTCGTCGCCAACCTTTACAACGAACTCGCCCCAGTCCATGTAACGCTGCTGCGCCTGTAGGAGTGAAGAAAGCCTGTCGAACTGGTCGTAACCCATAAGGATTACGTCGGGATCCGCACCATTGATACGAACTTCCCTAATGGCCTGGTCTAGGAGAGACAGGGTAAGGTTCCTGCCTGTGCCACTATTCGCAAGAACAGTTGCAGCAGCATTCCACGCACCCGCCGTCCTAGTGGACTGGTTGTAAACATCTGCCCCGATGCCAGAGCCTAGGGTAACACCCGCAATAGTACGAGCGTCCTGCTCAACGATGTCATCAATCGAGGTCAGACCAGCACGGGCTTTCGCATAAGCGATAGCACCGTCTGTAAGGTTTCCACCACCAGTATAAGTAAGAACGTTACCAGAGATGCCCGAAATTACCTTTGAAGCATCACTGAGACCCGTGTCACTAATGGTGTCACCAATTCGGAACGTATTACCAGCACCTAACACTGCCCCTGTAGCAGAGGCACCACCTGTGGTGACAATTCCGTTGGAGCGAAGAAGAAGCTCAGAGTTAAGCTCCTTGATGTGGTCCCTTGCAGCAGCTTCTTGCTCAACCGCAAGGTTGTCGCCCATGCCACCTTCCAACCCAGACATAATCTGGGACTTGAGTGAGACACCAAAGTCTGTAGCCATAATCCTTGGTGCCGAATCGACTGCCTGATAGGCAGAGACATCGACAGTAGGAAGTGCTCCAGTCTCAGTCACTGGTCGAGAGCGGTTCGAACCCCTGTCGGAGCGAACACGCCAACCAGTTGTGGGACCCCACTGTACCTTTCGAAGTATGTTCCAGAACCGGGTCTGGTTGTTCAATGCGTCCCAGACCTTGCGGCCATAAGTCGCCGTGAACACGTCCGATACCTGCAGGTACGTCTGCTTAGCAAAGTACCCAGGCGGCATCAGACTTGAGCGAAGGTTTCGCTCGGCAGCACCGATATATTCAGCTATGGAGAGATCATTCTGCGTTGTCATTACTGTGCGCCCCCGTTCCTAGGATAGTAGTACAGGGTTTGCGGCGTAAGCTCACCAGACTGATTCCTCATCGAGTTAACCTTCTTGAAGGTGCCTCGAATGTCGTCAGCGTCGTTACCGCCCAAAATCGTCTCAACGGCGTTAGTAAACTGTTCCTGGGCTGCCCAATTGGCTTCGGGATCCGTCTTAGCAAAAGACTCTCCCTCAACGCCGATTCTCTTGTCAGGCATAGGCGAGGCTGCAGGAGGGGAAGCCGCCCCAACTGGAACCCTTGTAGCCTGATCACTAACACTAGGATTCAAATTGAACTTCTTCATCCCAGCAGTGACACCCTGCTTGATCTGATTGGGCATGGACTTCTTTATGATGTCCAACTCTTTCTTAAGACTGCCAAACTCAGACCTCTCGGTCTGCTTCTGAACTAGAAGACCCTTAATATCTTTGAGAAGATTTGAAACTGCTCGGTCCTTGCTATAGGCCATATTGCCCGCAGCAACGCCCTCTATCTCCTCGTCTTCCTCTTCCTCGCCCAGCACGTCATCTTCTTCCTCTTCGCCAGCCTCTTCCATAGTAGGAAGACCATTCTCTTCCTCTTCTGCTGGCGGCGGGAATCCGTTCCCGTTCAACTCTTCCTCGTTCTTCTCCATCTCTTCCCCATGGTGCTTCTCTAAGCCCTCAGGAACTCTTCGCTCTTCACCCGGGTAGGCAAATCCAGCATTGTCGCCACGTGCGCCACGTTGCTGAACGTCCATACCATCCACGTAGTGCTTGGAAACAAAATCCTTAAGGATCTGCTCCAATTCAGACTTATGGATATAGGCATCTTCGGACTGTGAGCCAGCTTTTGTCGTATTCTGGCCCTGAGATCCGAATTTGTCCCTACCCACAGTGTCTCCACCCGTGATGGGGTCGAGCTTATCCTGCCAGTTAGCAGGAAGTTCCTTGTTGGAAGCATCTTCACCACGGACATGCGGGGGATAATTTACCGCATACTCCTTGGATATATACTCCCGAAGAGCCTTGAGAATAGGCAACAGTTCTTCTTGGCGATTTGCCATTCCTCATACCTCCTTCAAAGGTTACTAAATACTATAACGACTAAGTGTTACAGATGTAAAGTTTTTTGCAAAAAGTCTATAAATTGAAAATTTAGATACTAACACCCTGAATATTAAGGTTCGAATCGTACTCAACTTGAACACCCTCATAGCAATCTGGGCATACTTGTGCGTCCGGCATTTGAAGAATGTCTGTTATGTAAGAATTTTGATTCATAGGCTGAACACAAAGGGTGACTTCATACATTTCCATATCTGTAACCTCGGTCCAGCATTTACCATGGTCACACTTCAACTCTTTATCTTTAGCATTACCCGCAATACTGAATCCCCGTAAAGTGCCTTTCATTATCTCTCTCATAGCCTTACGAGCAACTTCAAGATCATTTCTAATGGCAGCCACAACAAACATTCCCTCAGGTCTTACTTCAGTTTTCCATAATTTACCGTGCTCATCAGTGAATTCTGGAAGAATCTGACCTACCTGTATCCCAGAATGGAAAATATTCACATTGGCATATTCTGGACGCTTTAAAAATTCCTCTAAAGCTCGCCTCATTCCCTCTATACCAATTCTGTGGCCCTCTTGATCTATGACGTAATAATTCCCCCACCCAGCAACAACCAGAGTATTCTTGGTGTCCATGAAATCAGTCTGTTTCTCGATACCATCGGGAACCAGGACTTTCATAAGACCCACATCTATATTACTAGGATCGTCTCCACTCTTTGCCAGCATGGGAGAAAGCAAAGTCGCTACAACACCCGAAACAGCGTCGCCTAGCTGGTTCTCAGGTGTAAGACGAGTATCATAGGATAAATTCGTATATTGCTCCGCAGCCATATCATTAGTACGAATCCTATGAGAATCTTCGTCTATGAATTTTCTTCGGACAATTTCGTTCTCGGCCCTCTCTTCAAGCTCTGCGGGCTTGTAAGTATCCTCATTCTCAGCAATAACTAAATTACTGACATCATCCCCTATAGGCTCCTGCCCAGGAGGAAACGGTTCATTACGAACACCCCTACCGTCCATCCTTCTTCTAGACTCTGAATCCCCCGGCC